AGTGACAATATTTTCCGAAACAAGAAATCCTACGTCTGCCGTTGGACTTGAGTCAAAGCCCGAGACAACAATTTTTGAATCAGGAAACCGAACAAAAGTGTCACTGGCAAACAGAACACCTTCGTCGATCTTAAAAATAGATCCGAGACCAATAGGGTTGGTATTCGCAGGAAGAACATTAATTGCATTTCCTGTTTCGACAATGGTCAGCTGCTGTCCAGCCTCAAAGAGTGTGACTGACGAGTCGGAATCAGCTGCTGAAAGATATCTCACCATAAATGCCGATTCGTCATTTTCAACGTAACCGGTGATAATCGTAGCGGTGACACCATTTGACGCGGTAAGGGTCAAGCCCTCATACTCGGAGTCAAGAACCTCATCAAAATCAACCTTTACAAAATTGGCCGAATTATTGATATGAAATGCGCCACCAGAAACTAGGGAATTATTCTTAAATACGTACGATCCTAGGCTTGATACCTGATTCTGTAGGATCGTCTGCATCTGATTAAGCTCACGAACCTGAACCGCATATCCAGGACGGTAAAGAATTCTATAAAATCCTTTATCCTCCGAAAAATCATCAAAAAATGGATCTCGATTTAGATTAATTGGCATTTGCAATAATTCCTAGCGTTATCAGTATTCAATCACCAATGTCACTGTTTCAAGCTGTAGATCAAGCTCGCGGACAACTGGTTCAGAGTTATTTATATACAGAATCGTGCCAGAATATGGCTCTATATCCGGTGGAGTGATATTTGCAATTGTCGAAACAGCACCAGACGAAAGTCCACGCACCGTTTCGCCTGTTTCAAATTCAATATCTCGGGCAATAGATTCATCGACAAGGACACGAACGGTATTATCATTGAGTTTTGTCAACTCGTTACCGCGTGCTCCCGACGATTCACCATAAAGAATCTCGTTTATTTCAAAATCCTCATTGTCCGTATTCAGATCAATTCTGTAGCGCGTGTCACCAATCAGACCATCAAATTTCTTTGGCTGCCCGTCCGAGTCAAGATTTTCTTCTTCACCGAACTGATGCGGATCTTCAATGATACCAATCCGACGAAAATCATTCAGGTCAATAAACGATTCATCTCCAGACAGACGGAGGTTAATCATGACGTAATTACCAAAAACCTCTTTCTGTGGATTTGCACCATGACCGGCAAGAGGTGAAATTTGTGGTCGAAGCTTTGCAGGATTGTCAGTGGGATCGGCCACAACAACCGCAGTCGCCTCGGTAAAGTTTGATCCTGCACGTCCTTGGAATACTTCAGCGTTGATAATCTCACCATCAAAATTTGTCTCAGCAAACGCTCGACACGATGACTGAACGATCTGCGCGACACCATTTGTATAATTTTCACCTCCAATAATAAGATCAAAATCATCAATCTGACCAAGAGCATTTGTTGCAGCAATGCCATATGCGGTCTGTGAAATGCCAGCATCGGTGATCTGCCGCAATGCGACAGGAATTCTGCTCTCCGGTGCATACGGGTAATCTGTGCCGCCATTTAGAATACTTGCGGTAAGGATTCTACCATCAGATGTTGAAAGAAGTGCCTGCGCTGACGTGTTCTGATCACCGTTACCCTGTATAAAGACAGGGATTTCTGTATTTGAATCAACCGATGCAAGTGACCTATAACCAGATCCGGGCTCTTCAATCTTTACGTTGTCGATTGTTCCAGGTTCAGCAAAGTCAACAACGTCCTCGTCGACCACCAATGGAGCAAATTCTGGTGCAATAAATTTCTCGAGAAGTGATTCGGAAATTGAAAACATGTATTTCCACTTATAGCCATCCGATTCCGACGAAACATCGAATGTTGTGTGGATTGGCTTCACAATCGATCTTGAATTGTTATTATTTGAAATACACTTGTAGACGTTATTGTCGTCCGTGATTACATAGAAATCTTTATTCGAAAGATCCTCTCCGTCATCATATTCAGCAAAAATTCTGTTTGGAACCCAATCAACCCTGCGAAATGCAATTGTTACGTCGTTTGCCAGAATTCGTTTAATACCATTGATATCAGTCCAAATTTGGTTTTCCTCGACCAATGTATTCTGAACATCAGGGACAATTTCGTCGTCACCCCATGGCGCTGTTCTCCCAATGAAAACAAAGAGAAAATTTTCCTCGTTTACAACGCTTGTAAAGAAATCCGATGCGTTACGATTTCTAAAATTAGATAAAAGACCAATCTTTGCCATGACGTTACACTTTACTAGTTATTGTTTGACTCAGCAGCTTCAATTGCCAACTGCTCTTCTGGTATATCTGGTTTTGTATCAGTGGTGAATTCTTTGTCAAAGGCAGTGATGCCTGTATAATCATCTTGGAAATATATATCCGTCGGAACAACGTAATCCTGAACAAAGCCAAGAATGTCTTCCGTAACCGGGATATTCTGACCAAAGAAATAGTTTGGCGGTATTGCAATATCTGTAAAGGTTTCAGCCTCTGCTCCAAGTGGAAGAACACTGAATACACGGACATTTGAGAATACGCCAACACCAGCCGGATGGACCGTTTTCTTGATCGACGATAACCACCGATTAATACTATATGACGTTATAACCTCATACGAATATTTCTGGTAAAAATCTGAATCCTGAAGAACTATTGACTCGGACAGCTGTCCCTTTACGCCAGTATAAAGACCTTCGGTTTCACAGATTGCGCCATAATTGATATCAAAATCAGCACCAGTACCTGCGTCAGTATCAATTAGGAATTCATCATCAAGCGACGCGATTGGCTGATCTGTCGAGTACTGAAAGAGCGTATACTCTTGCAGATAGATTACATCATTTTTTGGATTTGTCTCAATAATATGGTCTGGTGTGTTACCTGCACCAAAGTTTGACATTCTTGTTGTAAGAATACCGCCATTTTCATCGACGGTTTCAACAAAGGCAACAAACGTAGCACCGTCAAACTGCTTTAATCGAATTCTGTCGCCGATCTCATATCCGCTGCCAGGATTCGTGACCGTGAGTCCTGTCACAGATTTATAGATCTCTGCGCGGAGGTCTGTATCAAATACAATAACCTCATCATTCGGTACAAATTCGCCGGCAATATCCGATACAAGAAGTGACAGCTCAAAAATCACGCCAGACGAATAAACCTTACGCTCGACCTTTGTAACCTTGCCAATACCAAAATTATCAACCTGACGAATTTCGCGGCCAAGAAAATCATTACCGTTCCCTGATATCATTGAGACGCGAAGCTTTCGCTCAACTACCCACTGACCGTCAGAAGGTTTGAGAACCCGATTCCAAGGGAAACGAACAATTACCTCGTCATTCAATAACAGACGAAAGAAAGTTTCAATCGACTCCTGTGAGCCTTTTGATCTCCATAAATCAGTGATATAGTTATAGAATTCTTGTGGAGAGGATTCAAACTCACGAGGAACAAAAAGACCTAATTCCTGCTCAATCGACTTAAGGAATATTTCGTCTTGTCGTTCAAGGTCTCTTTGCTGAGGCAGTGTATTCTGGTAATAACCCGATTCATTGGATGTTTCAAGATAACGAAAATACGCCTCAATAAATTGTATAAGCTCAGGAAAATGCTCCCGAATATAATCAGGGATAAACTGATCAATCAGTGCCGATACATGTGGAGAAAGTTCTGCTCTCATAAATCCTACTGAGAATTTCTCGACGGAGCATCATAGCCAGTGCCAGAAAATTCACGACCGGCAACAATTGAGTCAATGGAACCTGTCACATTAATTCTTTCAATCGAAAGGATTGAATTAAATACTGCAACAATATCATAAGTATTTGGATAAACCTCGATTCGAATACCAACACCTTCAAACTGTGATGGAGCAAAATTGGTCAGAACAATTTTTGACCCCTCAATAAATCCAGCGTTCTTAACAAGAGTGATTACATCTTCACCAACCGTTCTATGAATTGATACAATTCTTTGCTCAAGGTCTTTATCGAATGAATCAACAAAGAAACAACGATCCTGGTCACCAATCGTAAATGTCGATGACGATCTAATCACTCGGTTGGTTTCTGGAAGCACATACAGATCAGTCGAGAAATCAATTTCGTATCTCCGCGGCACATTTGGCACCGGAGCAAATCTTTTCTCAAGATAAATTTGTGCAAATGAGTTTAGAATCCCTTCGTTTGTCTCGTCGACCCTGTATAAAAAGTTTGAATAACGAAATACTGTACCAAAGCTTTCAATTTCTGTATCGTTATATGCTTTGATGTTGTTTCGGACATCTGTTTCAAGTTGCGAACGAGTGAGATTTGTAACAGCAGGATTGTACTTAAAATCAACATCGACGTTCAAATACAGAAAATCCGGATCAAGAATTTCCGGAGTTACTGACGAAACAGACTTTGGAATCAGAATATTATTTAATATTTGACCCTTCTCTGTTTCGGAAAGAATATCCGTTTCGCGTGGGTTAATTGATACAAAAACTTTACCATATACGGGCGGATCATTATCCTCACCGCCCCAGGCTTTCACAGATTGAACATTCGAAAAGTTCTCTCGAATAATCGCCTCGTAATCCTTAGGAGTGACACCACGATTCTGTGACGCGAATGTAATAGGAGCATTTCTTCGAATTGAGTTAATGGATTCGCGTTCAGCTCCGCCACGGGCAACCTGCTTTGTTGTAAGAGCGGCCTCAGAAAATCCAGAGATCGGATCAACCATTGTAAAGACGCGTGCACCGTTTGCAGCACCGCGCTCGGTGACACCATATTGGATATTAATAATATTGCCATCCTCAAGGGCAACACCAAGATTGTCATCTCCAAATGAGATTTCGTACCGACCATCAGGATTTTCATTCAGAAAATATGCATTGGATCTGGAATTAATTTCCGTAAGTGTCTTAACAGGCTGAAAAATTGTAGACGTGGATGAATTTCTCGAATCAAATACCTCAACACGAATCGTTGATATGTCAACGTTTTGGTCTGGAATTAGATACTTTTCGGACGACCGTGAATCAAAAATATACTCAGCG